ATTGTGAATGAATCCTTCTTGGATTCTGCAACTCTCAGAGAGAATGTTGTATCATTGGCAAGAAATATTGGTTATGTGCCTCGCTCTAGAACCTCTGCAAGGGCACAAATCTCATTTTCGGTACAAAGACCTGATGGAGATTCATCCGCGCAGGTGACCCTCAGTAGAGGTCTCGTATGCACCGGAACTAGCTCTAACAGCAATTTTGTATTTTCAATACCAGAGGATATTACCAGAAATTTTGTTGATGGAGTGGCAACTTTTGACAATATTGTAATCTATGAAGGAACGTATTTAACAAAGCAATTTTTATATGATGGATCTCTCGATCAAAAATTTATCCTCAATAACTCTTTTATAGACACTTCTACTCTTAAAGTATACATTAAAAAAGAAAATGATAGTGGTATAGGAATTGAATATTCTTTGGTTGATAATATTGTTAATGTAAAATCAAATTCTCAAATTTATCTTATACAGGAAGTGCAAGATGAAAAGTATCAATTACTTTTTGGGGATGGATTAATTGGAAAAAAACTTGGAACTGATAGAAATTCTGATGGCAATATCATAACGGCAAATTATATCGTATCAAACGGTTCTGATGGCAATGGAGTTAGTAATTTTTCTCTTGCTGGAAGTTTTTTAACCTCTGATGGGAACAATATTAATCCATCTACGATAGCAATCACTACGAATCAGAAATCTCAAAATGGATCTGAGATAGAATCGATTGATTCCGTTAGATATTTTGCTCCAAAAATATATTCTGCACAATCAAGAGCAGTTACTGGTCGTGATTATGAAGCAATTATCAAAATGATCTACCCAGACACCGAATCTGTGGCGGTTGTTGGTGGAGAAGAGATGGAACCACCACAATTTGGAACTGTAAACATCAGTATAAAACCAAAAAATGGAACTTTTGTCTCAGATTTTAATAAATCTAGAATTTTATCACAATTAAAACAATATACAGTCTCTGGAATCAATCAAAAAATTACAGATTTGAAAATTCTCTATGTTGAAATTGATTCTTCCGTTTATTATGACTATTCTCGAATATCAACTGTCGAGACACTCAAAACAAATGTTCTTAATTCTTTAAATGAGTATTCGAACTCAGTGGATATTAATAAATTTGGTGGTAGATTCAAATATAGTAAAATTCAACAAATTATTGACAACACAAATACAGCAATAACTTCAAATATCACCAAAGTAAAAATTAGAAGGGATTTAAAGGCAGTAATAAATCAATTTGCCCAGTATGAACTATGTTATGGAAACAGATTTCATGTAAATAGTGGTGGATATAATATTAAATCAACCGGTTTTAGAATTGCAAATGATTCCGATGTGGTTTATTTGACAGATATTCCCAATCTTGACGGAAGAACGGGAGTTTTATCAATTGTGAAACCACTCGATAGTCAAAATATAAAAGTTGTTGTAAAATCAGCAGGAACAGTTGATTATATGAAAGGTGAGATAAATCTCAATACAATAAAAATTGTTTCGACGGAACTTCAAAATAACATTATTGAAGTTCAGGCATTTCCAGAGTCAAATGATGTAGTTGGACTTAAAGATTTGTATCTTAATTTTAACGTCTCTACAAGTGCAATAAATATGGTGAAGGATGTTATTGCATCAGGAGATGAAATATCGGGAACGGTATTCAACAGAGATTTTTACACATCAAGTTATCTAAACGGAAATTTAATAAGAGAGTAATATGATAGAAACTGGATTTGAATCTAGAGTTAAGGTTCAACAACTTATCGATAGTCAGTTACCCGAATTTGTTTTGGATGAAAATCCAAAATCGGTAGAATTTTTAAAGCAATATTATATTTCTCAAGAATATCAAGGTGGTCCAACTGATATTACAGATAATTTAGATCAATATCTAAAACTTGATAATTTAACACCTGAAGTAATAGTTGACACTACACGCACTACATCAGGAATTACCTCTACGGACACTACAATCGCCGTAAACAGCACTAAAGGGTTTCCTAATGAATATGGTCTCTTTAAGATAAACAATGAAGTTATAACCTATACTGGCATAACTACAAATTCATTTACTGGTTGCCAACGTGGTTTTAGTGGCATCACTTCATATCATAGTGATTTAAATCAAGAAGAACTTGTATTTTTAGATTCTTCAAGAGAAGATCACTCAAAAGATGATGTAGTTCATAATTTAAGTTCTCTGTTTTTAAAAGATTTTTATAAAAAATTAAAATTTACTTTTGCTCCTGGTTTAGAAGATGTTGATTTTGTAAAAGAATTAGATGCTGGAAACTTTATAAAAGAGGCAAGATCATTTTATCAGTCAAAAGGGACTGATGAATCATTTAGAATTTTGTTTAATGTTCTTTATGGTGCAACACCTAGAGTAGTTAATTTAGAAGAATTTTTAATTAAACCATCTTCTTCAAACTATTTGAGAAGAGAAGTTGCTATTGCCGAAGTTATTAGTGGAGATCCTTCAAAACTCGTTGGTCAAACAATAGTAAAATCCACTGATTCTGGAACAACTGCTGCAATATCAGAAATAGAACCATTTACAAGAGAAAATAAACAATACTTTAAACTTTCTCTTTTTGTTGGATATGACGAATCTTCCACTATTGAGGGAACTTTTAATATAACTCCAAGTACAAAAAACATAGAAACTGTTGCCATTGGAGCATCAGTTATTACTGTCGATTCAACAATCGGTTTTGCACAAACCGGAATGGTTATATCTGGTATTAATAGCGTTAGTTATACTGATAAAAGTATCAATCAATTTATTGGATGCACTGGAATAGGTGAAACTATTTCTGCAGCAAGTAATATAAGATCTAACGAAATTTATTTTGGATTTGAAGGTGGAGATCCAAATAAAAAAGTTGAAATAAGATTGACTGGAGTATTATCAAAATTTTTCCAAGTATCTAATGAACTTACAGTTTCTGAAAATGATGTTATTTCAGTTAAAAATATTGGCGATTTAATTGAAAATCCAAATACTGGAGAAAAAACAAATAAAGAAATTTTTGCTAACTCTTGGATTTACAATACTAGTTCAACTTTTGAAGTAGAAAGTTTTGGTAATAATTTAACATTAACCTTAAAAAGCGAAATTGATAAATCCAGTTTAAAAAAAGGTGATAGTGTTGAAATTATTCAAAAAGGTGGAAGTGATGATGGAAAAGTTGTATATCCAACATCATCTACTCCCACAACCGTAACTGACATCTCCTCAGACAACAAATCGATTAGTTTAAATAATTTTACGTTTAATGCGGACAGTTCTGTAGAATATGGTCTAAGAAGAAAAATTAATAAAGTTAGTAGTGAATTTACTCCTATTGAATTTGGAAATAATGTAATTACAGGTGATGTACAAAATGTTTATACTGATTTAGATGGAAAACATGCATATGTTGCATCCAATTCTTTACCATCAAAAATAACAGGAATCACTACATCATTTACTTATGAAATAACTAAGAAAATTAATTCTGCATCTATTGATTCTGAAGGGAGTTTGGGGGATCTTAATACTTTAAATAATTTTACAACCATAACTTTTGCAGATGATGCTCCATTCGTAACTGGAGATAGAGTTTTTTACAAACCAGATGGGGATCCTCTTGTCGGTTTAATTGAAGGATCGTATTTTGTAGAAATTATACCAAATAATAAGAAAAAAATTAAATTATATAATTCTAGAGTTTTTGTTGGAACAGAAGATTACGTAACATTTTCAACCCCATCTTCTGGGATTGGAAAACATACTTTTACATTATTTGAACATAAATCTGGAGAAATTGCTCCGCAAAAAATATTTAAAAAGTTTCCATTACCTCCCAATAATAAAAACGGAGTTAATGAATTAACTGAACCAGGAAATTCGACTGGAATGTTAATTAATGGCGTAGAAATTATCAATTATAAATCTGATGACATAGTATACTATGGTCCATTAGAATCTATAAATGTTTTAAATGGTGGACGTAATTATGATGTAATTAATTTGCCCAATGTAGTAGTTTCTACTGGACTTGGAACCACAGCATTATGTCGTCCAGTAGTTCAAGGATCCATTGAAAGAGTTGATATTGACATTTTAGATTTTGATATAGATGAAGTCAAATCGGTGAAAGTAATAGGTGGTAATGGCAGCGGAGCAAATCTTAAGGCAATTGTTAGAAAAAAAGTTAGAGAAGTGTCTTTTGATGGACAATTGACATCAAACAATGGTGGAGTTGATAATAATACCAATCAAATTACATTCTTATCCAATCATAATTTTGTTAATGGACAAGAAGTAATATATGATGCTAATGGAAATTTGGGGATAGGAGTTGGAATTGGAACATCTTCTCTTGTTGACAAAGCATCTTACTATGTGAAAGTTGATAATAGCAGCACCATTAAATTATTTGAAACTTTTAGCGATTATTCCTCAAATACAAATATTGTAGGATTAAGCACTCTTTATACAACAGGCATTCATAAATTTAAAACTAATGATAAAACAAAGACTATATCTTCAATTGATGTTATTGATGGTGGATCTGGATATACTAATAGAAAATTAATCGTTAAACCAAGTGGAATATCAACATCCAAAGACTTAATTAATTTTATAGATCACGGATTTGCTGACGGTGATGTAGTTTTATACTCCTCTGATGGAACACCAATTACTGGATTAACAACATCAACAGGAATATCAACTACATCTGTTCAATATAAAATTATAAAAATTGATGATGATTCTTTTAGAGTTGCAGATGTTGGAGTCGGAGGAACATCTCCATCAAATTATGAAAGAAAAAATTATTCCAAACTTGCATCAACTGGGGTTGGATATCAAAATTTTGCATATCCAGACATTGCGGTTTCAATTGAATTTACTTCTACAGGATTGGGAACAATCACAGAAAACAAATCAATTACGGCTACTCCTGTTGTAAAAGGAAAGGTAATTGATGCATACCTTTATGAAACTGGAACTGGGTATGGTTCCAGCACTATTAATCTTGAAAGAAAACCATTAGTTACTATAAAAAATGGCAAAGACGCTCAGTTAAAACCAATTATAATTAATGGAAATATTAACTCCGTCAATATTCAATTTGGAGGGTCTGAATATTTTTCAGCTCCAGACTTGGAAGTGTTTGATAATAGTGGATCTGGATCTGGAGCAATATTGAGACCGGTAATATCATCGGAAGGTAAAATAACAGATGTTAAAATCATTAATACTGGAATAGGGTACTCCAGCACTTCAACTGGGATTAAAGTAATGCCTAGTGGATTTGGAGCAAAATTTGATACCAAAATTAGACAATTAAGAGTAAATAATATAAACAAATATGGAAATGAAATACTTAAAGAAAAAAATGGAAAATTACAATATTCCATATGTGGATATTATGATGATTTAAGATCCACTTTTGATGAAAGTCAATCCAAAGTATCTGGCATAATTGGGTGGGCTTATGATGGAAATCCAATATATGGCCCATTTGGAACTGTAGATCCATTCAACACAAGTTCTGATCCGAATCGTTTAACTTCCGGTTATATTGAAAATTCATCTAATATTAATGATAGACCTTCAGGATTTAGTGATGGATTCTTTGTTGAGGATTATGAATATACTAATTCTGGAGATTTAGATGTACATAATGGAAAATTTGTAAAAACATTAGATTATCCTAATGGAGTTTATGCATATTTTGCTACTATCGACAATAGCGGAAATCCACAATTCCCATATTTTATTGGCAACACTTATAGATCAAATACTTTAGATGAAAATAAAACTTTAAATCAAGAATTTGATTTTAAAAATTCAGAATTACTGAGAAATACTTTCCCATATAGAGTATCTGATCCTTTTGCGGATAATGATTTCTTAATTGAAACAAATGAAATTTCAAGACAAAAAGCAATTATTGAATCTGTAACAGAAGGTCCTATTGAAAAAATTGACATTACTAATTCTGGCACAGGGTATAAAGTAAATGACGTTTTAAATTTTGACAGCAGCAATACTGGTGGGGATGGAATTATTGCAAAAGTATCATCGATATTGGGAAAAAATATAGATGATATACAAACTTCTATAGAAACTTATGAAAATTCTATTTTTACTTGGAATGGTGAAAATGAAATAAAAGTTTCAATCTTACCCCAACACAATCTTAGAGATAAAGAATACGTCACTATTTCGGGATTTAGTAGTTCCTTATCGGAGTTAAATGGAAACTTTCAGATTGGAATTTCATCTTTCTATTCAAATCTTACCTCAGCAATAGTTGGAACAGATGCATCTCCAGGAGCAGCCACAACAGAAATATATGTATCTCAAATACCAAATTCAATTTCTGTTGGTAGTAGTGTTGGAATTGGTTCAGAAACTTTACAGATATTAAATATATTCCCCAACTTAAATATTCTTAGAGTCAAGAGAGGTTTAACAGGAACTTCTCACACTGCCACAACAAAAATCTCATACATTCCAGATTCATTTACAATATCCAAAAATGTAAATTATTTTGAATCTGCAGTTAATGATAAAATATATTTCAATCCAAAAGAATCTGTTGGTGTTGGAACCACTGTTGGAATATCCAGTTCCATGACATTCACATTTGGTGATTCTTCTATTATTAGAGATATTCCAACTAAGAGAATTTACATTGAAAATCATCCTTTTACATCAAATCAACCGGTTAATTTGATTGTTCCTACTGGTGGAGCAATATCAGTTTCAACTTCACCAACTGGAACGCCATTTAATTTACCAGCATCTGGAATTACTACCACAGTATACATTGTAAGAAAAACAATTAACTCAGTTGGAATTAAAACTGGAATTGGATCTGAATTTGACGAAGTATTTTTCCGCAATAATGGAAATGATAGTGATGAGTATCTATTTGAAAGTATAAAAAATCAGAAAAAATCCAGAGTTCAAAGAATAAATTCTGTTGTATCTATTTCTACTGTAGGATTTTCAACTATTGCACCGGGTTCTACTTATCATCAGTTATCGACGAATGACATCATCAAATTAAATATTCAACCAAAACTTGTTTCCGGAGTAGGAACGGATGCCTCGATAGTTGTAAAAAGAGATATTGTTTCTGACAACATTTTAATAAATCCTCTTACAATTGATCCATCCGAAATTGACATCACTACAAATCAAATAACAATATCTTCTCATGGATTAAAAACTGGAGATAAAGTTAGTTATGCAGCATCATTACCTGCTTCAGGATTAACCACAGGATCCTATTATGCATATAGAGTTAATGAAAATATCATTCAATTAGCAGAAACTCTTAGCGATGCAAAATTAGATCCTCCAACTATTGTAAGTATTGGAAACACTGGGGGAGGAGAGCAGACAATTTCTCCAATCAATCCGAGAATTGCAATAATAAAAGATAATAGTGCAATTTTTGATTTGTCAGATTCCACATTATCTGGATATGATTTTAAAATTTATTATGATAATAAATTTAATAACGAATTTGTTTCTACAGGATCTACTAGTGGAATAACTATCGCAGGAGTTGGAACTATTGGAGTTAGTGTCAACGCTTCATTAACTATCAATTATAATACAGATCTTACCAATATATTACCTACGAGATTATATTATAATTTAGAGAAATCAGGTTACATTAGCACAGCAGACACTGAGGTTCAAAATTATTCCGAAATACTTTATATTGATAGTTCTTATAATTCCGAATACAAAATTTCTGGAGTAGCAGCAACTACATTCAATATTGCCCTCAATGAAGTTCCTGAAAGGTTGTTTTATAAATCTAGTGAGTGTTCCTCTTTAGAATATACTACAGAATCATTAAACGTTGAAGGTCCTATTAATAAGATTAATATTGTTTCTGGAGGATCTGGATATAAGAGTTTGCCTAGTTTTGTTGGTTCTTCAAATACAACGGCAAAGGATGCCTATTTGGTTGCCAATTCTAGTTTAATTGGCAATACAAAGAGGGTCAGAATAATAAATCAGGGATTTGAATATTCCTCTGATAGAACACTTCAACCAAACGCAAATATACCAGTAGTAGTTTCTGTTAAAGATTCAAATACTGTTGGAATTGTTAGTGTCATCAGTGGAGGAAAAAATTACACGTCTCCACCAAAACTTGTAATTGTAAACACATCTACAAAACAAACAATTGATAGTGGTATTTTAAAAGCAAATCTTACCGGAAATTCCATAAATGAAGTTAAAATTATTCAAGAACCAAAAGGTCTTCCATCACAATCAGTAGAAATTTTTGCCGAAGAAAATACTAATGGAATTAGTATTCAAAAAATTTCTCAACAGTCTGATACTAAATTTATATGCAAATTGACAACACCAGTTCTTGGATTTTCTACTGATGTGTTTAGTGTTGGAGAAGAAGTTTTTATCGAAGGAATTCAAAAAGTTGGTGCCGCAGGTTCAGGATTTAATTCTGCAGACTATGGATATCAGTTTTTTGTTGTTGAAGAATATAAAAACTCATCTTTTATTGGAACCGTTACTCAAGATGAAGTAACAATCAATTTAAGTAGTTTAACAACCAATACGGGCACAGCAAAAACTGTTCAAGATTCTCTTGGAACAATTATAAAAAAATCTGATTATCCATCATTTGCTGTCAATCAAAAACAGACTCAGTTTGCCATTGGAGAAAAATTAAGCGTTAATGGATCTACATCTGATATGCAAATATCTGGTATTGATGCGAGCAATATAAAAATATCAGGTAGTACTTTTGAATTGTCTACAAATGACGTTCTCAAAGGACAAACAAGTGGAAATATTGCTGTCATAGAAAATATCACAAAAAATGAAGGAAGGTTTGAAGTTGATTTTTCGAGCAGACAAAATATTGGATGGGATGATAATATTGGAAAACTGAGTCTTGATGATCAAGTTATTCCAGATAATAATTACTACCAAAATCTTTCTTATACCATTAAGAGTCCTATTGAATGGAGAGAACTAAGAACTCCGGTTAATAGTCTTGTTCATACTAGTGGTCTTAAGAATTTTGCTGATATTGGAATATCATCAACTGCTAATGCTGAAATTGATAGTTCGAGTAATTTAACTGTTGTTCGTGATTTACTAGAAGAACTTAGAGTGGACACAATTTACAATTTTGATAATGTATTGGACATTGATGTCATAGGATCTCAATCTAAGTTCTTAAAATTAAAAACAAAAAAATTAACAGATTTTACCCTCTCTAAAAGTAATATTGTATTGAAAATAGATGATATTTCAGATTCATTCTCAAATGATGATAATGTTACTAACAATGAATTTGTTGACATCTTTGAATTTGCCAATTCCGATTCTTATGACGATGTATTAATCAGAGTAACTAATGTTGATAATAGCGAAATTCAATTAGCAGAATTAACTATTATTAGCAACAATAGTGGAGACAACTTCTTATTGGAGAAAGGTGAAATTACCAATATTGGATCATCTTTAACTTCAGTAGTAGATGAAATTTATGGAACTTTCTCTGTTACAGATAATAATTTCCTCAGATTCACTCCCAAAAATTCAACAGATATTGATTATGATATTAAATATCTTAAAAATACTTTTGGTTCCTCTACATCTGGTGTAGGAACAACTTCAATTGGATTTATTGATATAACTAATGTTGCTGGAGTTGTAACTTCCGGAGGTTCCGGTATAACAAGTTCTATTATTGGAGTTGCAACGGATAAATTTACATCACTGCATGTCAATACACAAATTATTCAATCTAATACTGATGAATTAAATTTTGTTGAGTTGTACATAACTCATGACGGAGAAAACACATTTCTTGCAGAATCATTTTTTGATACTGGAGAAAATAGTTCTTCTTTTAATTTTATTGGATCTTTTGGTGCAAATATCAGTTCTGGTGTTCTCAATTTAAATTATACAAATGATACTGCAAATGATGTTCAGTTGAAATCAAGAATCGTTGGATTTGGAACAACATCAGTAGGCACAGGAATTCACAGATTTATAACACCATCTCAACCAGAGGGTGCGGAAAGAAGTGCAGTAATTAGATCTGCGTATGAAACTACAGTTTCTGCTGCCGCGACGACAGTTATCAGTTTTGATAGGAATTTATTTAATTCTGTTAAATCAGTGGTTGAAGTGAGCATGGGTTCAACAAAAGCAGTTCATAATGTATTGGCTTTACAAGATAAATCTTTCGATACTTATGTTCAACAATCATCTTTCCTTTCTGCTGGAGGAATAGGCGTAACCGATGGAAGAAGTGGTATGGGAACATTTGGTGTAGAGTATTCCGGAGCAAACTTTATATTAAAGTTTTATCCTGATGCAGCAATGACATCAAATCTGCAGGTTTCCTCCCTTAATGAAATTCTTTATACAGAGTTGGATTCGATTAACATTGCTCCAGAACTTCAATATGGAGATAACACTCAGTCACTTAAAGTTAAATTTTATAATTCAGTAAACGGCGAAAGAATTAATAAAACTGATTTTATTGCAAGAAACAATAAAGTACCTATTTTTGCAAAATCTTTTAATCCCCAAGATTCTACTCAATTGAATCTCTCCACCGGAACATTCACCATAGAAAATCACTTCTTTAGAACCGGTGAAGAGTTGTCATACACTCCCAAAGCAACTTTTGTTGGAGTTGGATCAACTGCAATGACATATGGAAGTGGCACCCCATTACCATCACTTGTATATGCTATTAGAGAAAATGATGACGAATTTAAACTTGCCACAACTAGAGCAAATGCAGAAGCAGGTGTAAACGTATCCTTTGGATCTTCTGGTGAAGGAAACGCTCACGAATTGGCAATGTTATTGGGCAATGAAAAAACCATAATAACATTGGATGGGATTGGTCAGTACCCTCTCAAATTCACTCCAATTGCACATACACTATCTGGAAATGTCGGTGGACAAATTGGAACAGCATCTACAATATTTGCTTTAAGTGGAATTTCTACAATAATTCCAACGGATCTTCTAAAAATTAATGATGAATTCATGAAGATTGAAAATATAGGTCTTGGAACCATTTCAGTTGGACCAATAACAGGAATTGGACAATCGACTATAGTTCAAGTTAAAAGAGGTGTGGTTGGATCTATAGCAACTTCTCATCTGGATGGAAGTGAAGTTAGAATTCATAAGGGTTCTTATAATATTGTTGGTTCCAAAATACATTTTGTGGATCCCCCTAGAGGATCTTCGACAATTGAAAGAGATTCAAGTAACTTAGAACCAGAAACTGCAGATTTTACTGGAAGAGTATTTTTAAGAAACAATTATGACACCAATCAAATATATGATGATATTTCTAGTGAATTTACTGGAATAGGTGCAACATTTACATTAACAGTTGGTGGTGCAAATACTACGGGAATTGGAAGCACCGGTGGTAATGGAGTTCTGTTCATTAATGGAATTTTCCAAACACCATCAACTGCTAATAATCCATTTAATAACTTCACATTTGATGATTTCAGCACCACAGGAATAACAAGTGTTATTTTTAGCGGGATAACTTCCGCAGATGGATCTCGTCAAGTATCGGATATTGATATTAATCAAAATCAACTTCCCAGAGGAGGAGTAATAGTTTCTTTAGGTTCTTCTGGTGGAACAGGATATGCACCTTTAGTTGGTGCTGCAGTGAGTGCTGTAGTTGGTGCTGGTGGTTCCATAGCAGGATTTACTACAGCATTGACCGGAGGAACTTTTGGATCTGGATATAACGGATTAGTATCTATTGGAGTCAGCGTTCATGAGGATGGACACACCGGTGCTGCTGCAGTGGTGTCAGCAACTGCTTTAGTTGGAGCTGGCGGAAGTTTATCCCTTACTGTAGTTGGAAATGGAGGATCCGGATATTCTAATCCTCAAATTATAGTTTCGGAACCAACTTATGAAGGTCTCGAAATAGAAGGAGTCTCAAGATTGGGACTTGGAAACACCACATTAAGTGGTTCAGGATTATTGATTGATATTGGAGTTGGTGCTGCAACTACTACTGGAATAGGGTCGGATACTTTTGAAGTAACTAGTTTTGCCATTGCAAGAAACGGACATGGATTTAGAAAAGGAGATGTTATTAGACCTGTTGGTTTAGTTACACATAGCACTTTGTCTTCAACAACTTCTGAATTGTTATTCACAGTTGAACAAGTATTTGATGATTCCTTTGCTTGTTGGCAATTTGGAGAATTTGATTTTATTGATTCAATTGCAAATTTCCAAGATGGAAGAAGAACTAGATTCCCATTATTCTATAATGAGGAACTCTTAAGTTTTGAAAAACAGGAGGGAAGTAGGGTAAATCTTTCTAATGCATTATTAATAGTCATTAATGGAGTTATTCAAGATCCTGGAGTGGCATACTTATTTGAAGGTGGAACATCATTTAATTTTACTGATGCTCCTAAAATTGAGGATAAAGTTGATATTTTCTTCTATAGAGGAACTAGAAATGATGATGATCAGTTAGTTACAAATATAAATCAAACTATTAAAAGAGGTGATAACGTAAGAGTTTATAAAAATAATTCAATCAATGGAACTGTAACACAAGATAGTAGAACTGTATTTGATTTATCATTCTCAGATAAATTTGAAACAAATCTGTATGGTGGAGTTGGAATAGACGAAACAAACTTTAAACCAATCGCTTGGACAAAACAAAAAGTTGATACTTTCATTAATGGCGAAATTGTTAGAAAGGACAGAGATTCCATAGAAGCATTAGTTTTCCCAACAGCGAAAATTATTAATACTATTGAAACAAGTGATAGTGAAATATTTGTAGAAGATGCAGATTTATTTGATTACAATTCGGAAACAGAATTATCTGGTTTGATTGTGTCTGGTTCTTCGGATCCAATATCGGCTGCTGCAACAGCAGTAGTTTCTTCTGCTGGAACAATTTCATCATATATTGTCTCTGGCGGTAGTGGGTATACTGCAGTACCTACAGTCTCTGTTCTTGCCCCCCCAGAAATTGGAGTAGGAGTAGGAACCACTGCCACCGCAACTGCCACAATATCTAATGGATCTGTGACTGCAGTTACAGTTAATAATCCAGGATTAGGATATACAATTGCTCCAAATGTAATTATTTCTCTTCCTAATCCTACTATCGAAACAGTATCTAGTATTGATGTGATTCAAGGATTCTCTGGAATTGTCACTGGAATTAGCACCGTCAATGCTCAAGGAATTGGAACTTTAGCAATTCAATTTAACTTGCATAGATTTGATGCAACAAATTACACTGATTTAAATGTTGGATATCCAATTTATATTTTTGATACTCAAGTTGGAAATGGTGTGACCTCAGTTGCAAATAATGATCTGTCTATTGTTGGTGTGGGTACAACATTTATTGATAATATATACTTCATTCAAGAACTTTCCTCTGTTGGTGCTGCTGGATCTATTATTTGTTATGTAGATTCTGGAACATCAGTGGTCGGTGTTGCAACTACATCAAACTCTGACAATCCTGTAGGTAGATTCTCTTGGGGTAGACTTGCTGGAATTTCTAGATCATCTTCTCCAGTTTCCATAGCAGTTACTGGAAATGTAGTTGATGTTGGATTGACAACCTTCCCAACTATTCAAAGAAGAGGTGTTGGTTTAAGAGATGGTGGTGCTCTTCCTAAAAGGTTATAGTAAAATTTTTTAACCCTTATAAATATCTAAAAAACTATTAATATGGCTGCGGTAGTAACAGATCAATTTAGAATATCCAATGCAAACAATTTTGTAGACTCGGTTTCCAACACGAGTAACTCTTACTATGTTTTTCTGGGATTACCAAATCCGTCCAATCCAGTTTCTGGTTTTGGTAGAACTACTTCAGATAGTGAGTGGAATACCAATACTCCAGTTCCCACAGATAATCTACAATTCAACTCCCATTTTAGAGACACTGCTTTATTTGGAAAAAAGGTGACAACCTCTAATATTAGAAGATTGATAAGAAAAGTTTCTTGGGCTACTAACACTCGCTATGACATGTATAGACATGATTATAGTATTTCAAATCCTGCTCCAAATTCAAACTTGAGTAGATTATATGATTCAAATTATTACGTAATCAATAGTGATTTTAGAGTTTATATTTGTATAGATAATGGTTCATCGGGAACAAATTTGACCGGAAATGTATCCAAGGATGAACCAACTTTTACAGACTTAGAACCAACGGCAGCTGGAACTAGTGGAGATGGATATGTTTGGAAATATCTATTTTCAGTTGCTCCGAGTGACATCATAAAATTTGATTCAACTGAATATGTTGTTGTCCCGAATGATTGGGCGACTTCAACTGATAGTCAAATTTTAAGTGTTAGAGAAGCTGGAGATTCTGACATAAATTTGAATCAAATTAAAAAGGTATATATTGCTAATGGTGGATC